GGAATATTGGATTTCCATCATATGCCCATCCAATAATTTCAGATACTTTTGTACCATCATCATTAAATGGACTTGTTGAATAACCAATAAAACTATACTTAAGTTTATTTTCAGATTCCTCTAAATGTTCAGTGACGTTAATTCCATTTTGATTATTACCTTTGTTTATAGTGAGTGATCTTACACTGGAATTAAATAATGCATTTTTACCTGCGGGTTTAACATTTATTGATGATGAAGTTGAATATCCAATTCCAGAATTAATGATTATAACATCAGTTATTTTTTGATTTGATATTACTGGTCTTAATAATCCCCCAACACCTTTACCAGTTGAATCTATAACCTCAAGGTCAGGAACTGAAAAATATTCTCTTCCACCTGATTGAATTGTAACTTCTGAAATTTCACCATTTTTGATAATAGGTGTTAATGATGCATTTTTACCATTTTTTAAAGTTGTTATTGGTTTTTTATGATTATTAACAGTTGTTGAACCATAACCAGTACCAGGTTCATAAAGATATAGTTGTTTAATAGATCCTCTTACTTTAGGTGTTGCAATTAAACTTGTGGTTCCAACTCCTACTGTATTTGCGATTGATACAGATACTTTAATATCTGGAAATTTGAAAATGTGAGATCCTGAACCCACAGAATTTAAAGTTACTATCTCTTCTCTTTGATAGTTTGATATTATTGTTCCACCAACTCCAGCATTACTTAAACTAAAAGAATTATCATCGGTTTTAACAATGTAATAATTATTATTTTGGTTCAATCCCGAAATATTTCCAGTATATTCAATTAAATCACCATCATTAAATCCATGATTTGTAAAATTAATTGTATTATTTGCTGTGGATATACCTGTTGGTTTGACAATTAACTTTCTATTAGTGTAATTTTGACCACCATCTATGACCTTTATATCTAATAAAGAATTTTTTAATCCAATTTTAAAAATATGGTTACCTAATCCACTATTAGAACCTAAATTTATTGTTGATATTCCAGATGAATAATCTTCAAATGTTTCATATAATTTAATTGTCTTTGTGTTGACTAATCCAACATAGTAAGCTGAATTATTGACTAATTTGTTAGTTGCAACACCTACAATTTTTATAGATTCACGAGAATTGGAATCATAAATTACTTTATCTCCATCAACAAAATTGTGTTCTTCCAAAAATGTAATAGTTTCATTAGTTGTATTAATACCACTACTAGTTTCGTTTGTTATTGGTTCTGTTCTAAAGAATTCTTTTCTAAATCTTGTACCTATAATTGGTTCTAATATACAACCAGATCCATTACCTCCAGTTATTCCAATTGATACTATTCGATCAACATCAAAATTTTGAGGATCTACAAAAACATCTTCAACTTTACCAGACACAACAGGTTGTACCAGTGCAGTTGTGCCAATTCCAGTTGATATTATAATATTAGGTAAATTTATCACATCATAATCTTCACCAGAATTTAAAACATCAACAGAAGTTAATGGTCCAAAATATATCTTATCATCGGATTTATAATTTTTAATTTCAACTCCATTAATTAATATTCCTGTTTCACCAACTGGTGTTACTTCATTTTCCCCATTTCCTAAATTTTGGGATAAAGTGAATTTTTTTACTAACTTCTGAGCACCAATTTTATTTGATCTCTGCGAAAATAAAATAAAATTATGAATTCCATCATTTGGATCTCTTGAAATATTAATATTCTGTCCATCATCTAAACCTGAAGGAGATCCATATAATTTAATTTTTTCATTATCATCAAAAACTTTTAGATAGTAAGCACCAGTTTCTAAACCTACAAGTGAATTTCCATTGGTAAAACTGTAAAATATTTTATCTCCAGTTTCAAATGGAACAGCAGATCCAAATTTTATTGTTGAAAAAGTCGTTTCATCATCTAGTGGATCTTCTAATATTACATTATTAGCATCTGCAAAATTTGCTGAAATATTTTTTGTATTTATTTTTATTTGATCAAAATACTTGTTAGATATATTTGAAAATGATGGTAATGAGTTTGATGTAATATACGCATTTTCATCATCAACATAAACATTTTGAATATCTGATATTAAATTAGAACCATACTCTATTACAGCACCAGAACTATTTGGTTTATTTAATTTTTTTCTTAACTTAAATTTTTCTTTATCTTCTTCGGTAACAAAATCTGAAATAACACTATCACTTAAAGTAACAGAATTTTCATTTTTATTAATACTCACTACACGAATTTCATCACTTGATGGTATAATATTATTACTATCTCTTTGAACAATCTCAACAGTATCACCAACCTTTAAACTTGATTGGTCAATTTCACTACCTAAAGTATGAGTATTACCCGATTTTTCTACAATAAAATATGAAGAACTCGTATTATAAATCCATGAATTTGCAAAAGTTTCCTTATATGTTGCATTACTTTCAGGATTTTGAACTTTATCACCAATATGTTTGATAGAAATTATTTCTCCTTCATTAACGTCAATATTTCCCTCTTGTTCAAACTCAGAAATAACTCCAGTTAATCTTAATACTACTTTTTTATTTAAGTCACCATCCTCAAAACCAAAATAAGTTATGTTTGATCTAATATTTTGTATCGGTTCTATTGCACTCGTAATACCTGTACAATTCAAAAATTGATTTACTGTTTTATCAGTGTATGTGATTGTGTTTACACCTGATATAATTGTTCCTGTAGTTCCAAAACCAACTGTTGAATCAACAGTAATTACACTCGCACCAACTGAAACATTCTCAATTGATTTTGTATTTGGAACAACTATAAAATCACTTCTTACATCTGAATTATCATCATATCCAATAAATAAACCAATCTTATAGTAAGTTGTGATTCCACTCAAACCAGAATCAGTTCTTTCAAAAGGTTCAATTTCGGATATTGATGCGTTTACATCAATATCAAGATCACTTCTAAACAAAGTTTGTCCAGTCAATCCTTTAAGTAAAGATTGTCCTTGAAGTTTTCGAGGATTTCCTTCTAAAAGTTCGGCAACACAAACTCTTCTTCGCACATAATTTGCAAATGAGGGTTTTATTAATCTCTCTTCTAAATTAAGAATAGACGGTGTTATACCATATAAAACATTAAATAATATTCGAAATGACTCATCTGTTCCTTTTGTCTGATATAGTGACCTTGCTTCTCCTATAAATGTTCCAACGTCTAAATTTGATTGAAAATCAGTTTCCTCTAATCCTGGTAAAAATGTTGCTTTAAATTTTTTATAAAATTCTTTTAAAAATAATGAACTTAAATTCTGAACAGAAGATGATGTAACGTGACTTTCTGCTGTTGATGAATTAAATACCAAATCGTCCTTTTCTAAATCAGCATGATAGCTAGTAATTCCACTAAATCCACGAATACAACCAGTAAATGTATTTGTAGTTAAACCAGTGTATGTAATTATTTCATCATCTATCTTAAATAGTCCATACTGATTAGGGAATCCCTTTGTTGATGAAACAACAATTTCAGAAGTTGTTGATGTTATTCCTGAAGATAAAATTGTACTATCAACTATGACTTCTGGTGTTAGATTATTAATATCAATATATTGCTCTAAATTATCGGAAATATCAGTAGGACCACCTTGATACTCTTGTGAAATATAATATTGTTTTAAAAAATCAACAGTAAGAGGACTTTCATCCCGAATAAAATTGGGAAGTTGATTCGATAATATATCTTGTATTTTTACTTTACTTACAATCCCTGTTTGTATCATGTCCTAATTATTTTTCCGTTTGGATAACTTGATGAGTAGAAATCTCTAGTAAATTGAACTCCAGAAACTTCGTCCCCTGATGAAATAACATCTCTTACCATATTTATTGAACTATTTGAGATGTTAAGTGAGACATACAAATCTTTTAATCCGACAACATCATTTGATCTTGGAAATGCTTGTACTTCAATAATATTATTAGGTTTTTCTGTTGATAAAAAATTAACTGTGGATACATTTACTTCACCTTTTTCATAATCGATTGATCCTGCATTTGAAATGATATTACCTATTGACCCATCTTCTAATATTTGAATTATACGTAAAACTCCTGTTGTAAGATCAGAATTTGGAATATCTGATAGATAGAATGTTCCTGATTTTCCAAAAATTGTAAACCCAGTTGATTTTATATTAAATCCACTAGGATCAACGTAAAATTTATTACCAAAACACAATTCATATTGTGAAAATTTGTTTGATACTATTTGTAAATTGCGGCGCATTCTAATTTTAGTTATATTTGATGTAATTCCTTTATTACTATTATCAATAACACTTAACAACTTACTATATTTCAATCTTCCACCAAATTGATTTAAGTTAATTGATTGAGAGTATTTTGTGAGAGAATCTATGACAGTTGTTTTTAAAGAATCAGCTGATGATATAAAAGAATCGTTATAATACACATTTGAATCAAGTTCAATATATAATATTTTAAGATCTACAATTTTTTGATTAATACCTGAAATTGTATATTGCTTTAATTTTGATAAAATTTGATTTTTTGAAAAATCTGATAATAAATCACCATTTTTGGGTTTTATACTGATTACAACTGTACCAAATTCTGGTGGATCTAATTCTTCACCACCGATTACTGAGACAGACTCTGTATTTGGATAAATTTTCTTAATTATTGACTCATAATCCCTTGATGTAACTGCTCGATTCTGAGATGAGTACGTTATTGGTGAAAAATACTTAATTGAGTCAATAGATTCAATATTTCCTCCATTTTGTGCTTTGACATTCGTTATAATTGATGGAGTTTCAAAATTTACGATTGTGTTTCCAGATTTTAATATTCCAGAGAAAGTAAAAAATTGTGCGCCATTTCCTTCCTCACCATCTGTTGTAATATATTTGACAATAATTTCATCACCATCCTGATTAGCACCACTTCCTAATTTTTTACCAAAAAATCCATCTCCAAATTTTAATTCATATCTTTCATCCTGTATTTCTTTGATTAAGAAAATTTTTGAATTTGAATCAATATTAACAATATCATCTATTAGTGTATATTCAGTTCCAGTTACGTTACTTCCATCTGGTCTGACATAAACAACAATTTTTGAAGTATCTATAAATGCATTATCTAATATAAATCTTTGATCAAGTGATCCGTCATATTTAAATGTTTTTTCTAGGTAAGTTCCTTGATAAACATTAATATTTTCAAACTTTGCAACCCCATCAACAACATTTACACTTATTGGTTCTGTAATTGCAAAAGTATATGTCTCATTATCAACGTCTCCTGTGCATACTATACCAGGTTGTAAGGTGACTGAACTCACACTACTAGTGATACTAACATCAAACGATATTTGTGCGTTTGCTGCCGTTCTAGACCTTGGTGTATATCCAATGTTTGATGCTAATGAAACCACATTCTCTCTCAAAGTTGCAGAATCAAGGAAAGATTCGTTTACAACCATGTTTGAGTTGAATGCAGTAATATATGTGTTATACGCAAGTGTGTCAATTAAGACAGAAAAGTTTGAACCATCAAAGTCAAAGTCCGAAAAATTAGAATTTGCTCTTAAATAGTCCTTAATTGATGTTTTTATCTGATCGAAATCAAGATTTGTAAAATTTGAGAAAGGCATTTACCTTGTTGCCTCTAATATAAATGAATATTCTTGAGTTGGGAACTCTTGACCGACGATATCATAAATTACAGTGACTTCAAACTGATTCAAATCAGGAAATGGGTCAACTTCAACCCTTACATTATCAACTCTTGGTTCAAAATTTTCGACTGAAGTCTTAATTTGTTCCTGAATTTCGTTTGCTGTACCAAAATCAACAAAATCAAAGAGACTTCGGTACACATCTGACCCAAAATCAGGGTTAAAAAATTTTTCAGACGGTATTGTTTCGACAATATTACGCACAGATCGACGAATTGCACTCTCATTCTTGAGAATTGGTAAATCTTTAGTGACTGGGTGGGGTAAAAACGATAAACTAATGTCTTTAAACGCTCTTGATACCCTTTTGATTGCCATGAACCAAGTTTTATATTTATTTATACCGTTTTTTTAACTATTTTTTTGACTTTCACTTAGAAATTCAGGTTTTTTCTCCTCATCTTCCTTAAAATATCCATCACCATCATATTCACTGATTAATTTTTTACCAGATTTGTTAAATTCTTCACTTTTATCGACTTTAATTACCATTTTTTTTCCTGTAATGATTTATTTATCCCAATTCTGGTTCATTATTCTCAATTGCCGTATTTCCTGCTCCAACATTCATATCAACAGACCTTTCTTTAGCAGTTTTCCAGAAATAATTCTCTTCCGACCCCAATCCGTCACGATCATGACCATTCTCCACCTGATAATACACGGTTGATACCTTAAAATCAGGAATCTTAGGTGTCTCAGGAGTGATACTATTGTCATATATTCTCATTCTGTTGTTTGGATAGAGACAAAACTGCCCATTGTCCAATTCTAAGAGGTTATGAGACTTATGTTCGGCAGGTTGTTCACTGGTTGAGTAATCAATCGCATCAACATCAGAGTGATAGTTGTCAAGAGTACATATGTACGTGCCTGTCTGATTGCCAAAATCCCTTGTATAGACTTCATAGTGCATTGAACCGATAAACTGCTTCTGAACGGCAACCACACCATAGTCCATACAATTCCAAAACTGTAGATTATGAAGTGTCATATCAGGATCTGGTATCTCTGGAGACGAGAGAAACGCAGAGATTGGTAACTTATCAAACATTGCTGCATACTCAGGTAGATAAGTTTCAAAATAAAAGGCACGACCAGGTATACTCTTTGCTGATACCCAGACTCCTTTGACAAATTCACCGTGACCACTCTTATGGTCGGTCAAGTATTCTTTTCTCACCCATACCTCATAGGAGGGTAAGTTTGTAATTAATGTAGACATTGTTAAATTATTGTAGTTATGCTACTAAATGTATTCCCCACTGTATATTATGAGCTGTCATAGTTCCACTCGCACTATTTCTACCCACTCCGAGTCTGGTTCCTGCTGTAAACTCCCATAAGTTAAAATAACTAATGTTCGCATAATCGATTGAAGTATGATCCATTATCTCAACATAAGTTGAAAGTGGTAGATTTCCTCCTCCCATTGTATATGCCATCACCCATATCACTCTACCTGGTGTGATATCACCATAAGCTACATGTGCATTAACAGCATATACTCCATCGACAGGACATACAAATGTGTATGCATTCGATCCTGATGTTGTCCAACCAGTTGTACCTTTTTCAATTTGAGCATTTGCCTGGGCAATTCCAACATTTGCAGTGGTGGTTGTTAATGATCCAACACCACCTAATACATTAGTCATATTAGTCAACAAAATGGGTTTATCGATTGTTCCGTTAGAATTTAAGGCAATATTATCTCTAGTGCTATCTACATGCCTAATTGCATTTACTTTTAATAGTGACATTTTTTAACCTTTTCCTACTCTTCGTATTTATTCTGAATCTCAGTTATAAGGTCGAGAGGGTTCGGAAGATCACCATCATAAAACTGTTGTGCCAGATCTTCCATTAAATCAAAGTACTCTTCCTCTGTAAGATTCTTTCCCAAAATCTCCTGTCCTCGACGAACTCTATATAACTCTTGTTTTTTCATGTCCGACACGAATTCGTGGGTCACACCAGATTTCAAATCCTGCTTCCTTTGCATCGAGACAAAACGAGACATCCTCGCCGCACATGTCCTGTACCTCACCCGATTCAAATACCTGCATCTTAGGAGCAAACCATGGATAAGGTAGTCCTTCGTGTTCGAATACACCCTTTCTGATTAGTAACCATCCGAAACCTGTATAATCAACGGTGAACGGTTTCTTACGTTTTGATATACTTTCGATTGTTTCGTGATTCATCACACCACCATTGCTTCGAAAATCATCTTCTTCCAACCAATGTGCCACCGAGGTTGTTCTACCATCTTCGGTACAGTACCAACCTGCAACAATGTGCTTCTCCTTTGCTCCTTCTCCTTCTGGATTGGCATCAAGAATTAACTGAAAGAACTTCTCTGAATTAAAAACAATATCAGAGTCAATCCAAAGTTGATAGTCATACTCTAACTTTCCATCCCATGGAACTTGATTTGGTCCTCTCAGTACGTTTGCACCTAAACACTTACAACGGGCAAAGTTGACCATTGATGAATAATCCTGTGATATCTGTATACTTCCACCACACTGTACAATATCAAAACATAATTGTACGAATGCCTTTAAGTATTGATATGATACTCCTCGACCTGGTAAACAGAAAACAATTCTTTTACCTTTAATTAATTCTTTTGCTCTTTCATAGTCCCACTCTGGTGCTTTTGGTTTTGTGGGTGTCTTAGCCTTTACTGTAAATCCTTTTGCCATAATAGATTGCGATCAATTCA